CAAGCCATTGTCTTCAAAGACACTTAAAATGAAGGTTGCGATTTTTTGCTCTTGTGTTGTTTTCATAATTTTTTACCTTTTAAAATTAGTTAAATAAAATTCCTATTATTAAATATACACTAATAACCAAGATAATCAATAACTAAATATAAAAAAGTTTAATTAATTTATATACATATATATATGTAATAGATTTATATATGAATATATATATGTATGGAAGGAAAAACCAAAAGAGAGAGAGAGGAAGAAGAAAAGAGAAGCAAAGAAAGAGAGAGAGAAATACAAAAATAAACTCTTTATACATTAAAATTATAAAACTATAAAAAAAGTAAGTGGCTACTATCAATGAAAGCCATATAAACAAAGGCTAAAAAAAAGATAAAAAAAGTGTTGTAAAATTATATAATCGGAGTATATTAGAAGAATGAAAACAAAAATAAAACTAAACAGAAACGAAGCCAGAAAGCTCAAGAAAGCACAAAAAAGAAAATTAAAGCTTTCAAAGATAGATTTCTATAACAATGATATACATCTTGGAACTAGAAAAATATCGGCTAATCCTGTTAATGGTTTAATAAGTTTGGAAAATAGTAATAGACTTCATCTGTTAGATAGTATATTGTTAAGACATAGACAGACAAAATAGCTTGTGAAAATCACCGAATAGGTGAGAGAGTAGCAAAAACATTAAAAGAGTTTATATATATTATATATATAGAGGGCAAGGCAAAGCGTAGCCCATTTTAAATACGCTTTAATTATTGGAGTATGATATGCCTACAGAAAAAGAATTAAAATTTTTAAGAGGATTAATTGACTATCATAGAAATCAATTTGGTTATTGGTCTTCTAATGAAGATATTGATTATGATAAAAGTTACTATAAAGAATTTTGTAATCTTAGGGAATGGTTATTAAGTTCTGGACACATTAACAAAGATGACGATATATTAGAATTTTTAGATAATTTATCTAATTAATAAGGGCTAAATAAAGCGTAGCCTATTTTTAAATACGCTTTAATTATTGGAGATAAAATGAAAGTAGAAAATATGACAAGTGCAAGAGGAAATACAGTTCCTAATCAGTTTATAATAACTGATAACGGAGATGAGTATTTTCAAAGTTATAAAAGCATCATAGCTAAAAGGTCAAAGGGTAAGATTTACCTTGATGATTATTACTGGGATTACTCAATTACGACTGGCAAATATAGGAATGAGTTTTTAGGTGAAGGCATTGCTGAGACTAGAAAGAAGATTGCAAGTGGTGAGTATATATTAACTAACTTAAATAACTAAGGAGAATAACATGGAACAATTAAAATTAGAAAGAATAATAAAGCAAAAAGAAGAAAAAATAGAATTATATAAATCTTTTTTTAATAATTCTTTTCCAATTACTGAAGTACAAAAACTTAAAAGAGAAATAAAAGAATTAAAAGGAGAATAACATGGAAAAAAAATATAATAACATTGAAGATATATCTACTTCTAACCTTTACAGAATGTTAAAGATGGATAGATTTCAAGATGATGACAGTCAAAAGATGATTAAAGATGAACTAAAATTTAGAGACATTGGATTGTCTTTTGATAATATGGTAAATATATTTAAAAATTAGGTTAAGCTCTTTCACCTATACAAGTAAAGAGCATTTAATGGAGAAAAATATGTTAAAGATATTTAAAGATAGCTATAACAACAACAAAAACTTCTATCACTTTAATGTGCTAGGATTTAAATTCAGAGTTGCTACTAATACTAGGAGCTTGAATAAATTTAATACCTACAGCACCAAAAGAGGGAGAGTTTTAAACATAGGTAAGAAGTATATTTGCTTCATGCCTGTATAAATTAATATAAAAGAGTTCACAGGATTGTCACACAATTGTCACATGATTTTACTTCATAACAATAGTGTGATACCCTGTCTACATAGATTAAACACAAAGGAGGTTTAATATGAGTGATGATATACTAAAAAATGTTAAAGGGCTTGATACTTTTACTCTTGATGTTATTTCTAATATGTTGGAACAACAAGAAGAAAAGAAACAAGAAGAACAAGATATAGGTTTTAAACAACAAGAGTTAGAACTTTAGACTATATAGTGCTAGGTATCACTTTAAAGTGCCTACTTAAATTAATTAACTTGGAGAATGATGATTAAGATAAAAAAATATTATGCTCCCGAAGCGTATAAAGAAAGTTGGAGATATGTTGTTTGGGTTGGTGGTTGTGATGATTACTATACTACATACGAAAGAGCTAAAGAACACTATGACGAATGGATTGAGAAAGGTTATGATGGTGTGTATTTAGAAAGATTAGAAGATGGTGTATATTTAGAGAGGGTAGAATGAGTAAAGAAGTACATGAAGATATGTTATGGCAACAGATAGAACAAGAAGTCACTACAGAGCATGAGGAGGGCTTACTAGAACAAGAGATATTCTCTTACTCTAGGATAGGGCTTGACCCAGACGATGATAGAGGTGAGATATTGTATGAGATTATGGAACAAAGATTTAGAGAGAGGTGTGTATGAGTTTATACAGTAGAATAGAGGAGGTAGCAGTTCGAGACTTTGAGTTCTTGAGAATGCTATCCAAAGAAAGTTTAGATGTATTGGTTGATAAAGTCTTTACACATGTCAGAGACTATGAAGGTGAAGACAGTAAGGAAGGTTTTATTTATCAATGTATCATGGAAGAGGTGGCTCATTTAGTAGCCAAAGGTTTATTATTAGAAGGAGATAGAATATGAAAGAAAAAGAATATGTTTATAATGTTGAGGAATATTCCCAAGATGTTAGACGTTATCAGGTTACATCAAATGTAAAACTAACTCATTACGAAGTTAGTAATGTTTATCGAGAAGCAGATGATGATAAAGATACTGAATCTAATTTATCTGGATATATGGATTGGGAAGATGAAAGATTTACAGATGATGAAATACTAAACAAAATTAAAATTGTTAGTATTTATAATGGCACACACTATGGTGATGATTGCCAAGTAGATATAACAGGAGATTTTGAGGAAGTATAATATGAGTAGACTATTTAGAAATGCATTTGAAGACTACATGAACTATCCAGATAAACTAACCCCAGAAGAATTAAAAGAATGGGATAGGTTTATGTTGGAAGATGAATAAATTGTCACACAATTGTCACATAATTTTGAATTATAACAATAGTATGATAGACTACACAGCATTATGACACAATACAAGCATAAAGTTATAAAAAGAAAACAAGAAATAGAACAAGAAGAACTTGATAAACAATGGAGTTTTATTGAAGCTAAGTTTAGTGAAGGTAAGATTACTGAGATGACCACAGGATTTAAGAGTGGTAGAAGATTAACTGAGTATACAGACAAACGTAAGAAGGACAAGGAAGAATGGCAGTAAGAGGCAAGACAATACAAACTATAGACCATGTGAAAAAGAGTTCCTCACAGGGCATAGGAGGACGTGGTAGACGTATTAAAATAGCAATGTCTACTATGAACAAAAACAAAAAGCGAACTTATAAAAAATATCGAGGACAAGGAAGGTAAGTATGTGGCAAGGAGATTTACTTCTATTAGAAGTATTTGTATTAATTATTATTAGCATAGTGCATGTAAGGAGGCATTGGTAATGAAAGTTAAAATATTAAAAAGTAAAGTAAACATTGAACTAACTCACCGAGAATATCATAATATGATTTCTAAAGTTAATGATTTAGATGATATTTGTAGCACAGCAAGTGAAATGAATGACATATATTTATCAGACCTTAGAAGGTTGTATAGTATAAAATGGGATTTGAGAGAGCTAGTAGATGCTAGGTGGGATGGTGATACATATAGATATGTAGCGAGACAAGATGATTAAAAGATTTTTTTATTGGGTGAATGAGTGTTGGAACTTAGTAATGAATGCTAAGTATAATCCATTGAGATTTATTCCAGACCCATCAATTCAATCTTACTTTATGTTGGTATTGTTTACCATGTGGAGTGCTTACTTTGGTTTTGTGGCTATCTTTTATATGGGTTGGTTGGGTTATAATATTATGACCAGTTTGATAGTCCACTTAACAGTTTTAATTCCTGTTGTCTTTACTAATGCAGTATTCAGAGATGCAGAGAGAGATGGTGCTAAGTGGTACTTACATTTAAAAGAACAAGAAAGAATAAGAAAACTATTTACTAGCAAAAAGAATGTTGTTAGATGGGACATAGACAAGGAGGCATAATGAAAGCAACAATGAGTAAAGCAGAGTATGAAGAGTTTGTAGAAGCTGTTGATGAAATCAAAGCTAAAGCTAACATCAATATCAATCATAGTGTGACGTATGATGGTGACAGTTTTATAGTAGAGATACTAGATAAGGATATAAACTTAGCATATTTAGATGAAATATTACTTGACAAAGAGGAGCAAGTATGATACAATTCAGTATCTTGAGCAACCGAACAAGCCCTCTATCTCCAAGTATTAGTAGGTTTGGTTCTAACCACAACTCCGAGAGTAGTTGGCTCAACACTCTCACTAACTTTAACAACTTCAAACTTAATCATAGGAGGTAAATATGATAGTAGAAGGAACTGCGTATTGGGCAAGTATTAAGACACCTAATACGACTTTTGAACCTGTGTATACAGTCAACCTTGTTGTTGACCAAGCGACAGCAGATAATTTTTCTGCTCAAGGGCACACAGTAAAGCAGATGGATGAAGGTCCTGCTTTAGTTATCAAGCGAAAGGTGAATGGTCCTAATGGTATGATTAGGAATGCACCAAGATTACTTGATGCTAACAAGCAAGACATTAATGTAGCTGTTGGTAATGGCTCTAAGGTAAGAGTACAATGTAGTGAATTTGATTGGGAGTATGCCGGTAAAACTGGTAAGAGTCTCGACCTACAGGGTGTTCAAGTCGTAGAGCTAGTGGAATATAAAGCAGAGGATGGCTCTGAATTTTTTGATGACAACGAGGAGTTTTAATTATGACTGACAATAATCCACAAGTCACATACAAAACAGATAATGGAGTGTATGATGTACTTAAACTTTCGCAAGATGCTCAAGGTTTATTCAACATAATAGTTGAGTGTACCAACGAGGTCAACAACTTGCGTAGACGAATTGCTGTACTTGATTCAGCAGTTCAAAACTTCAATGGTCAAATGCAAGAACATCTAACAGATGATGCATTGATTGAGGAAGATAGTGAAGAGGAAGCTTCAGTAGAAGAAGAATCTTAACGACAACGAGGTGTGCAGAAATGTACGCCTCACTTTTTATAGGAGATAGAATTGAATACAAAATTTATTAAACATAAGCTACCCTGTCCCA